AATGGGTCGCACCAAGTAGATAAGAGCATGTGGGCGGGACCCACCCATAAAAAAATAAAACCCAAAATGAACTGCGACAATAGTGACCATTCTAATTTACAATAAAATTTTGTAATCTTAATTAACAACGGAGGAAAAATGACACAAGAAAAAGAAAAAGTAAGCGGTCTACATAAAGACATAACTTACACAACAAGAGAAAACGGAGAGGTGGAGAGTATTAGATTTCACTCTGATGAGGGTCGTAAAAAGTTTGCACAGTTGCAAATGTTGCAAGTGTTAAAAGCTGAGGCGACTAATACAATGGGCATTAGATTTTATAGAGGTTCTATAATTAATGTTCTAAGAAGATACTTTCCAAATATTCCAAGAACTAGAAAAGCTGCTTATAAATATTTAGTTAAGCACGGTTACTATGATTGGGATAAAAAAGAAATACAAACTTGCAAGGGGGTTTTTTCAAAATGAACGCAAGAGAAATAAAAGAAACAATAGAAAGATTGAATGATCAAGACTGGGAAAGAATGAAGAAACACATGGACGAAAAGTTTCCTAATATGAAAGTACCGGACATGAAATCATTCAAAGAGTTAGTTAAGATCTATGGCATGATGCAACAGAGAAAGGAGTTGAACTAATGGGAAAGAAGCGTGATGCATGGTGGAGGTTTCAGGATTTAATTGGAGCGAAGGCTAGAATAAAACCTGATAAAAACTTTATACCTAAAATAGATCAAGCGATCGAGGAACTAGAAGCTTTGAAAAAAACTGAATGGATTGATCAAGGCTTCAGCTGGAATAAAACACAGCCAATCTTAGATCTAGTAAATGAGTTAGATGAAATGCACTCTGACAATTTTATTAAAGCTTGGGATAATACCTCAATAAGATTGTGGGATAAATTAGATCAGATTGATCCGGAAATAAAAAAGGATGAGTCTGTAAAAAGATTGATGAGCAAACATCTTGTCAACTAAACAATGCTGGGTGCGACACTATGTCGCACCCAGAGAAGAGCATGTGGGCGGGTCCCACCCAGAGTATATAGAGGTACCACATGGATTTGAAAATTCGAACTTTTTAAAGAGGGGGGAGGGGTTAAAAACTAAAATATGTTACTTGGCATATGCACTATATTGTTTGATATGGATATACTTTCCTGCTAAATACTTTTTAGTTACATAATTAATATTATGCTTGATATAAATAAAATAAATAAAATCACAGATCCTAAAGTAAGAAAGCAACTTAAATTAGACATTCTAGATAGTATCAAAAGAAAAAAAGATACTAAGATGAGAACTGAATTTCTATCTTTTGTAAAACACATTTGGCCAGATTTCATTGAAGGTTACCATCACAAAAAAATCGCAGACGCATTTAATAGATTACGGACGGGAGAACTGAAAAGACTTATCGTGAACATGCCACCAAGGCATACTAAATCTGAATTTGCGTCTTACTTTCTACCCGCTTGGATGATCGGTAATGATCCTAAATTAAAAATAATTCAAGCAACCCACACTGCAGAACTTGCTGTAAGATTTGGAAGAAAGGCAAAAACATTAATTGACTCAACTGAATACCAAGATTTATTTAAAACAAGATTAAGAGAAGATTCAAAAGCCGCGGGCCGTTGGGAAACGGATCAAGGTGGTGAATACTTTGCTGTCGGTGTCCAAGGTGCGGTAACCGGTAGAGGTGCTGATTTATTAATCATTGACGATCCACATTCAGAGCAAGATGTTTATTCACCAACAGCATTTGAAAAAGCATATGAGTGGTATACGTCAGGACCACGACAACGTTTGCAGCCAGGTGGAAGAATTGTTTTGGTAATGACAAGATGGAGTACAAAAGATTTAACTGCACAACTTGTTAATGCTGGAGCTAAAGAAGCAAAAGCGGATCAATGGGAAGTGATTGAGTTTCCAGCCATCATGCCAAATGGAAAACCTTGTTGGCCAGAGTATTGGTCACTTGAAGATTTAGAAGCGGTTAAAGCATCTGCAGGTATTTCAAAATGGTCTGCACAATATATGCAAAACCCAACTTCAGAAGAAGGTGCTATTATAAAACGTGAGTGGTGGAAAGATTGGGACAAAGATTATATGCCAGCTTTGCAACATGTCATACAGTCTTACGATACAGCATTCATGAAAAAAGAAACTGCAGACTATTCTGCAATTACAACTTGGGGAATCTTTAGAGAAAGTGAAGATGCACCTGAACAATTAATTTTATTAGACGCATTGAAAGATCGTTTAGAGTTTCCTGAACTTAGAAGAGTTGCCAAAGAACAATATGATTACTGGCAACCTGAAACTGTCTTAGTGGAAGCCAAAGCCTCTGGTCTTCCTCTAACCTATGAACTCAGACAAATGGGTATACCGGTTGTCAATTTTTCCCCATCCAAAGGCAACGATAAACACAGCCGTGTGAATGCGGTTGCTCCTTTGTTTGAGTCTGGGTCGATTTGGGCTCCTAAAGACAAAAGCTTTGCACAGGAAGTTATTGAAGAATGTGCATCGTTTCCTTATGGAGATCATGATGATTTGGTGGACTCAATGACTCAAGCGGTGTTGAGGTTTAGACAAGGAGGCTTGATTCAGCATCCAGAAGACTATATAGATGAACCTTCACCCCAGAAAAAACGAACGTATTATTGGTAAATGACATTTGTATTCAGACACCCTAGTTATTATAAGAAATTTAAGAAGCTGACAAGAACGGTGCCGCCTAAATCAGGACCCACGCCTCAAGGCTTGAATGTTGAGCACAATACTGTTAAGACTGTAAAATTGGAGAAAATTAATGGCAGACATCGACAAAGCACTTCCAAACGAAGTTAAAAAATCTATTGAGATTGAGGGCGCAGAAAAAGCTCTTGAAGAAAATATTGAATTACAAGAAACAATACCTGAACAAGGTGATACAGAAATTACGCCAACAGAAGATGGTGGTGTAGAAATTAATTTTGAACCAGGAGCCTTTAACCAAGCACAAAGTCAAAATCATTATGATAACTTGGCTGAATTACTGCCAGAGGAAACATTAGTGCCTCTTGGTTCAGAATTATATTCTAACTACATGGATTACAAATCTTCTAGAGGAGATTGGGAAAAATCTTACACACAAGGTTTAGATCTATTAGGATTTAAATACGAACAAAAAACAGAACCATTTCAAGGAGCTTCGGGAGCCACGCACCCTGTACTAGCAGAAGCGGTAACTCAATTTCAATCCTTGGCCTATAAAGAATTACTCCCGGCTCAAGGACCTGTAAGAACTCAGATTATTGGTGCAGTAACACCGCAAAAAGAACAACAGTCTAATCGTGTAAAAGAATTTATGAACTATCAGCTCATGGATCAAATGAGAGAGTATGAGTCTGATTTTGATCAAATGTTATTTTATTTACCTTTATCAGGTTCAACATTTAAAAAAGTTTATTATGACGATTTACTAGGACGAGCTGTTTCTAAGTTCGTACCTGCAGATGATTTAATCGTTCCGTACTCAGCTACCTCATTAGAAGATGCGGAATCGATTATTCATAGAGTTAAAATGTCTGGTAACGATTTAAGAAAACAACAAGTCACAGGTTTTTATAGAGATATAGAATTAACACCAGGTTATAATCAAGAAACAGATTTAGATAAAAAAGAACATGAACTAGAAGGAATGAGAAGAGGAAGAAACGAAGATGTCTTCACATTACTTGAATGTCATGTTAACCTTGACCTTGAGGGTTTTGAAGATCGAAGTCCCGAAGGGGAACCTACTGGCATCAAACTGCCTTATATTGTAACGATTGAAGAAAACTCTCGTTCAGTATTATCAATCAGAAGAAACTACGAAGTTGGTGATGAGAAGCGTAACAAGATTTCTTATTTTGTACATTTCAAATTTTTACCAGGTTTAGGTTTCTATGGTTTTGGATTAATTCATATGATCGGTGGATTATCAAGAACAGCCACAGCTGCACTTAGATCTTTATTGGACGCAGGAACTTTATCAAACTTACCTGCAGGATTTAAGCAAAGAGGAATTAGAATTAGAGATGACGCTCAAAGTATTCAACCTGGAGAGTTTAGAGACGTAGATGCTCCTGGTGGAAATATTAGAGATTCGTTTATGACTCTACCTTTTAAAGAACCTTCTCAAACTTTATTACAGCTCATGGGTGTCGTGGTATCTGCAGGTCAAAGATTCGCTTCAATAGCAGACTTGCAAGTAGGTGAGGGAAATCAGCAAGCTGCGGTGGGCACGACAGTCGCGCTTCTTGAAAGAGGAAGTAGAACAATGTCAGCTATTCATAAGAGATTGTATTCTTCTTTAAAAAATGAATTTAAATTATTAGCAAGAGTATTTAAATTATACTTACCTCAAGAGTATCCATACGATGTTGTTGGGGGTCAAAGGATGGTCAAACAAGCAGACTTTGATGATAAAATCGATATTGTTCCAGTTGCAGATCCAAACATTTTTTCTCAGACACAGCGTATTTCCCTCGCTCAAACGGAACTGCAACTGGCGCAATCCAATCCACAAATACATAATTTGTATAACGCTTACAGAAATATGTACGAAGCATTGGGTGTGAAAAATATAGACTTGATTTTAAAACAACCACCAAGACCTATGCCTAAAGATCCTTCTTTAGAACATATTGATGCTTTATCTGGAATTCCTTTCCAAGCATTTAAAGGTCAAGACCACAGAGCACACATCACAGCTCATTTAAATTTTATGGCAACGAATATTGCAAAAAATAATCCTGTAATTAATGCTGGATTACAGAAAAATATTTTTGAACACATTTCTTTAATGGCTTTGGAGCAAGTTGAATTAGAATTTCAAAGAGAAATACAACAATTACAAGCTATGCAACAAAATATGCAAGCAATGCAGAACCCACAAACACAACAAATGGTTATGCAATTGAATATGAAGATCGAATCTAGAAAAGCTATATTGATTGCAGAGATGACAGATGAATTTATGAAAGAAGAGCAAAGAATAAATGGCAATTTTGGTAACGATCCTATTGCTAAACTAAAATCTAGAGAGTTAGATATTAGAGCACAAGAAAATTATCGTAGAAAAGAGCAAGATGAAGAGAGAATTAATCTTGATAAGATGAAAGCAATGATGAATCAGATGAATTTTGAGCAAAAATTAGAACAAAATGAAGATCTAGCTGAATTAAGAGCAGCAACATCTATTGCAAAACAAGAAATGAACCAAAGAAATAAAAAAATATAATGAAAAAATCAGAAAAAAAGATTAAAAAGGTTATGAGAGAGTTTAAAAAAGGTAAACTTCCTATTGGCAAGTCCAAAAAGAAGGTAACAAGTAGAAAACAAGCTATTGCCATTGCTCTTTCAGAAGCAGGTAAGTCTAAAAAAAGGAGATAACATGAAAAAATCTAAAAAAGAGATGAAATCTCAAACTGAAGTTGGTTATCCTAACGGCGGTAAAGAGATTCCTACTCCAAAAGCTGGTGAAGTGATGTCCGAAAAAGTAAAAGGACAAAAAGTTATGCCAGAAAAAGTTAGAACAGCTAAGTGGTACTAGTTTTATGTGGCTAAACGCAATAAGCATGGCTTTCAAAGCTGGAAGTCATATTTATAAACAGAAGCAAGCTACTAAAATGGCTATGGCTGATGCTCAACGCACACATGCCGAGAAAATGGCCAAAGGCGAGATGGAATATTCTGGCAAATTGTTAGAAGCAAGACAATCGGACTGGAAAGACGAAGCCGTCCTTATAATCTTGTCAACTCCAGTAGCTATACTTGCATGGGCAGTCGTAAGTGACGACCCATCTGCGATGGATAAAGTAAAATTGTTTTTTGAAATGTTTGGTCAACTTCCGAGCTGGTTCACAAATTTGTGGATTCTTGTCGTGGCGAGCATCTATGGTATAAAAGGAACACAAATCTTTAGAGGAGGAAAAAAATAATGAAACCTATAAGTAAAAGTAAAAATAAAGGCTTAGCTAAGCTAGCCAAAAAGAAACCAGAACTTGCTAAAAAATTCGGTTATAATCCAAAAAGAATAGTAGCTAAAAAAGGTGGCAAAGTTTCAAAATATAAGAAGAAAAAATAATGTGGAACTGGTTTAAAAGTTTATTTAGCAGAAAACAAAAGGTTGAGGTCTTAGTACCAAAACCAAAAGTTAAAGCTGATCACTGTCATAAACATTTAAGATTTATTAAAAAATGTCCTGGGTGTATTATTGCAGTACAAGGAGAACTATAATGGCAAAACTTTGTCCTAGAGGTAAAGCAGCAGCGAAGCGTAAATTTAAAGTTTACCCATCCGCGTATGCAAATATGTATGCATCTGCAGTTTGCTCAGGCAAAGTTACACCAGGTGGTAAAAGAAAAAAGAAAGCCATGGGTGGCTCTATAAACTCTGTTTCTCAAGATAGAAAAATGAGATCAAACTATAATCAAGGCGGTGTTGCTAAAGGTTGTGGTGGTATAATGAAAAACAGAAGAAAAGTTACAAAAAAATATTAATATGGCTGAAGGTGGTTTAAGAAAATGGGTACAAGAGAAATGGGTAGACATAGGAGCGCCGAAGAAAAACGGAAAGTATCAACCTTGCGGAAGATCGAAGGGAAGCAAGAGGAAGTATCCAAAATGCGTCCCACTTGCAAAGGCCACACGGATGACAAAAGGGCAAAAGGCGAGTGCTGTCAGACGAAAGCGCCAAGCCCCGAACACTGGCCCTAAACCAACTAACGTTAAAACATTTGCAAGAAAAAATATGAGTGCTGGAGGATTAGCATAATGGAAAGAAGAAGATCAAATCCAATTCCAAGAACTAAAAAGAACTACAGACCTACAAAGTCTGGAGCAGGCATGACAAGAGCCGGTGTCGCTGCCTATAGAAGAGCAAACCCCGGTTCAAAACTAAAAACAGC